TATCTCTTGGCTTTCAAATGTCGCCGCCAAGTTATTGCCGGAAAACGTGGCGTTCTTATTATCCGTATCAAAGGTGGCTAGGACATCCCTGCCGCCGGTCCAGATGCGTGAGTCTAACGAATAGCCTAAGTTCTCAATGTTATCAGAGATCGCATCCAGACCCTCTAATGTGAAGCCCTGTGTTAAATCGCGGAACAATATTTGCGAGTTAAATTCTGCCTCGCTCCACTCATTCAAATCCCAATTATATAATACGGCCCTGTCAGCATTTGCGGTTGAGGACGATGGGTAAACCCACATCACCACTTTATTGATTGCATCCGCCGCGCCAAAGACCAGATGCGGGTATTCTTGGTTAAACCGGGAGAAGAAAGTCTTATCAATTTTCTGTGACCCGATCTGTTTACTGTCTTGCCCGGAGAACACATAAAACCCGTCCGTGCTTAAATAAAAACAAAAGTCTCCAACATTAACGACAGAGTTAGGTGCAATCGTTCCCCTTGCACGTTCAACCTCGTAAAAGCCAAAAACAGTAGGTGGTGATTCATAGACAATGCGATAGACCGCACCATCCATAAATACTACGCCGTCCGTGCCGCCTACGGCCCCCGTGATAGCTTGGACCCATCCCCCGGAGGGTAAATCCTGTTGATCGCTTTGCTTACTGGCGGCGTCCGTAGAGCCTACTGTAGGCCAGTCTGTCGCGTTGTTAATTGCGCTCCATCTAACCCGGTTCGCCACCGCGCCGTCTACGCCGTCAAAAGTATTCCCGCAAAACACAAAGTCTCTGATTTGAGCTAGATGTCTAGCCCGTGGTGCCGCCGCCGCCAGATCGGCAAAGGCACTGCTTGTCCCCATCGTGAAGCTCTGAATATTGTCTGTGTGACCGTTGCAAGCGATTACCCGGTTACCAAACCTTATAAACTCCCAAGAGTCGTCAGATGCCGTTGCGTATGCGTCCGTTGATTTTGACACCGCTGAATAGGTGGCCGTGCTTAACAGGTAGAGGTTGTTCACGTCACCGGCAAAAGAGAACACCGCTCCGTCGTTAGCGCGGAAGGCACCCGCACCCTGACACTGGGCCGTAATAGCATTGGTCAACGCTGTCTGAGCCCCCAGCGGCCCATAGCTTCCCTTCGTGCGGGGTATGCAGTTCTTTGCGACCTGACTATACAGCCCACCTGAATCCAGAGAGGGCTGATCCGGCGCAAACTCGCCAAATGGTATCAATAGTATGCACCCGAATTAATGTTAAACTGTCGCGCTTTTGTTAGGCTGGAGTCTTGCCGCATGAGGGTTTGGCCCTGTGTGCGACTATTCAGCTTATTAATTTCCAAAACAATCTCATCCCGCATAGGCTTATAGATGCCCATACGCTCACCATTGCGCCGTGCGACTGCCGCCTCAAAGCACGAAGCGTATAGATACGCATCCGGGTAGTTGGTCATCAGCCAATTGGTAGTGTTTGACGCTAAATCTAACGCCTTAAAATAGATTGCCGTCAGCGTGTAGGCTTGATCGGCTGGCCTCTCAAATTCATACGTTGCCCCCACCCGATACAAGACGGGCTGGGCTTGCTCTGTCTGCCCCCAATAAACCAGATCACGATCTGTGGCCTTCTTTAGTTGCCTCTTGTCGCTCGTATAATAGAGGTCAACATCAGAGAGAAAGCCGGTTGGCAAAGCGGCTGTTGATGAGGCTTGTGACAAAGACACGGATGCGGTTGTACGCATTTGATGGTGGCGCAAGTTACGATTAAGAAAGCCCTCGCCCCTCGTAATGAAATCAGGCACGGCATTCGTAAAGCCAGTATCCGCACGGGAAAACTCAGCGGCTATTGCTGTCTTTAGATCATTATAATTTGCTAGGGCCATCGTAACCTCAAAAGAAAAGGGGGAGCCGAAGCCCCCCCGTGATCCTTAGTTCATGCCAATGCGGCAAGCCAATTCTG